TTCCGCACGGATACTCGTCGTCGCCTTTAATGCCCTATCATAGGATTTATCTCTGGCCGTCTCTACACGTTTTTGATAGTTTTCCCTGATCTTGTCGATACGAATAACTTCTTTTGCAGCCGCTTCCGCCGCCTTGACCGCGGCCGAGTTGTCTGGCTTGTGAATTTCAATCTTCCCGTCAGGCTGAATGATTGTCGTGGTACCGTCAGGGTTTTTCTTCGTCCGCTTGGCGATCTCGTCTTCGATCGTAGGCTCGTCCTCGAGAGACACACCGTTCGGACTGATACCATTCTGCTCCATCAAGAGTTCGGCGATCTTGACGTCTTTCGCCCTCTGGGGCAGTGTCTTGTTTTGACCGAGCCAGTCGAGGGCAGTCTCGATCTCGCCCATCCGTCGCTTCTGGGCTTGGGTATAGACCCGCTTCCTCGTCTCAACTTCAAGATCGGCCTGCTCTCTTGCCCGGTCACTTGCAATACCAGCGGCGTGGTCCATCCGATCAAGGGTGCCCTCTTGCGTGGTGTCCAGGCGGTCCATCGCGGCCTGGTTCCCCACGTTGAGCCTGTCCATCGCCGCTTGGTTCCCAAGCTCGGTCAATTCACCACGACTATCGAGTTGCTGTTCAAGCATCCCCTCCCTGGACACGGTGTCCCGACGCTGCATTTCGAGGCGAAGCTGCCGGTCGCGTTCGGCCTGCTGTAGCCTGTCCATACGATCCCGATCACTCTCCGCTCGTTGGCCTCGGCCAGAATAGAGCGCAGTCATGCTGATTGGGAACGGGTCGGCGCCGTGGTGAACTTTGATTGCCATATTGGTCTACCCTGCAAAACGGCCGTAGAGTTGAGAAAGATTGGCGAGCATCGCCATGTCGGGGTACGTGTCGTCCCGTCGCTCGACGGCCCCGAGCCGTTGGCTCCTGAGATTGACCATCGTGCCGAGCTTCTCACGCCGAATGGCTTCTTCGTGCTGTGCCATCTCACTGCCCTGCTCTCGCTTGTAGAGGGCAGACAACGTGGGCGTGAGTGTCGAGCCGTGCATCCCACGGTTGGCGAGGCCACTCTGTCCCTTAGCTTCGAGTTCCCGCCACTTTTGACCGATTGCGGCCGTCCGCGCAGAGCCGAGTGTGCCGATCGCGTTCGACGCATCCGATTCGAGCTTGTTCCACCCCACTTGCCCCTCCTTGTACCTCGCCTCGTTCGCGGCCTTAGCTTCGTTCTGAGCCTTCGTGATGGAGTTGATGTAGGCCTGGAGAGGGTTGGTCGCTCCCCCTGCTGTCGAAGACACTGCCCGCTGCTTACTCGCGTAGTACCGCTTGATGTTGGCAGTGTTCCTGTTGGACACCACTTGCGAGGGATGGGCGCCGAAGATGCCGCCAGAGAAGAAATTATCGTAAGCCACTGGATGGCTCCTTATCTGTATTGAAGTCGAAGAGCGCCACTGGTCACAAAACATGAGTGGCTAGTCTCTGCTACATTCCATCTGGAGAGTGTGGCAAGATACGAGGGCTCTGCCCACTCCTGTACAAGATAGAAGTAGTTTCGTTCACCAGGATAGAACAAAGAAAGCTCTACAGGCGTGGGAATCGGCAACTTGTTCAACAGCGACCCCGTAAGAGTCAACTCTCCGGCCAGCGTTCCATGTCCTGGCAACACTGGGTCAGGCTCGACGTTCGACACATACACAGACATCGTGACATTCGGCGCAGGTACAGCAACGCCCGAAGCGTTGATATAGTGGTTTGTTCCATAGTAAGTTCGCGCCCCGTCGCCTCCGAAAAGACATGTCGTCATGCCAGCAGGAATATCAGCATACCAGAATGCAAACCGACGAATGATCGTTGCGTCATACTCACCTTCGGCTGCGCCCATCAAATTGGTAACGTACTGGCTCGAATTGCTTTGGGTGGATGCTGTTGCTCCACCGGCAACCAGAGCATTCCACGCTTCGGTAATGGAGTCGGCCTTTGTCTCTTCGTTTTCACCATCTCCTGAGTACTCAACCGATTTTTTGCCTGATCCATCGGCGTAACTACTCGGGTACTTCAAGGTGTAAGTGATTATCTCTACCACGGCCACATCAGCCCCTTCAACGGCCGTGTTCATATCAAGAACCTCACAGTCAACCGTAATGCCAACCCCTTCGGCCAGACCGTCGAGGTCCAAGATGATGTCCTCTAGCAACCCGACCTTCGAGCCCTCGTAGACTGACACATCATAGACAAGTGCGTTCGACCACTCCGAATCGCCATCTGCCTTCAACTGGATCGCTACACCCGTCTCACCAGACCACTCCCGCGCAGTGACACTGATCTCGAACCCGTATTCGTCCAGTTCATCCTGCGTGTAACCAACGTCTGTGTCGTCTTCCATAAGTAGCCATCTCGCCTCACACTCGAAAGCTACTGTGTCCACCACGGCGGCGGGGATACTCACATCCAAGTACGAAGACGTAACGAGAGCATCGTCATATCCAGACGGACCATCCTCGATCGTGAAGACTTCGCCAGTCACGCGAATGGTTTTGCCCGCGTGTGCCCCCGTGGTATTCATCCAAATGAAGTCGTCGGTGCCATAGTAGATATCGGGCGCAGTCCCATATTCTCTGATTCGGAATCCTACGTGTTCGCCCCACTCATCCGTCTCCGCACGTTTGACTTCTACGGCCTCGCCTACTTCATCCTCTTCGGGCGCATCGTCAAATATCTCGGCAGAGAACCGAATCCAATCCCCATTCAAGTCGTCGGAATCCTCGGCGCCCTCAGCATCCTTGACCTTCGACGTGACACGGCCACCATATCCCGAAGCGATGTACGACCGGACAATATCCACCTCGATCGTCAAATCGGACAGGTCGATCTCGTCGTCTCCGTCCCCATCGCCTTCTCCATCCCCATCACGAGGCGTCTCAGGAGGCCATACGGTATTGTCAGGATCAAAATCCCACCCGTCAGGCCAGTTGGGGGGAGGGCCCGTGGTGTCGTCGCCGTCGCCATCGGGATCGGTGGGATCATCATCTGCAGTGTCTGTGTCGTCGGGATCGTCCCAGCCCCACGGCCATTCGCCATCCCATTCTTCTGGCATGGCATAGGCCAGCCCGAGGGCGGCGAGTGCGACGGGAACTCTAGGATCGGTATCGGCCATTATGGGCTCTCAAGTTCTCGGATTCGGGTTTCAAGAGCTTGCATGTGCGATAGAAGTGTGCCGAAATGCATCTCGATCGCTTGAAGAGCCTGACGTTGCTCCAGGGGATCAGTAGATGCTCTAATGCGAGTGGGCCGGCTCGGATAGCCCGTGAGGCCCCCCATCGCTGTCACGAGCCCTTCGATTGCTGTGATAGCTGTCAATGCCGCACTGATCTGGACAGTCGCCGCGATCGAACAGTTCCCAAGGAACTTGGCTAAGCGCGAACTCAAAGCGTCCACAACCACGTTGACATCGGCCGTGAGATTGGCCGTTATAGCAGAATTAGCACCCCCCGCTGCGGTCACTGTAGCGAGGAGTGTGGTTATCATTTCGTGAATAGTGGGAACACTCGTCACCGCAGTCGCCGCGATCGAACAGTTCCCGAGGAACTCGGCTAAACACGAACTCAAAGCGTCCACATCCACGTTGACACCGGCCGTGAGATTGGCGTACACAGTCGGATCAGCACTTGTCGCCACAGTCATCGTAGCGAGAAGCGTAGTTATCATTTCGTGAATGGTGGAAGCGCTTGCTGCCACAGTCGCCGTGGTGAGGAGCGTAGACGCCATCTCGTGGATGGTGGAGGCGATAGAGGCGACTGTTGCCTGGGCTACGGCATCGACATTGATGATGTACTGGAAGGACGAGGCAGCGGAAGCGTTCACACTCACATCGCCAGTCCCCGTCAGAAGCAGCCCAGCCGCAGCCAGGGCACTCGCAGCAGCATTGCAGGCCGCAGTGAGGTTCGAGACCAGGCCAGAGCCGCCAAGCCCCGCAGACGCCGATACAGAGGCCATAGCAGTGAGGGACATGATCTGGGTGGAAAGGATGGACTGAGAGACGCCAGCATTGATCGAGGCCGACATGTTGAACACTTGCAAGCCGCTGGCCGCGGCCGAGGCACTAGCGTTCGCAACGAGCGTGGCGATCATCTCGTGGATGGAAGCGGCCGAGGCCGAGGCGTTGACCGTGGATGTGAGGGATGCACCCATATCGAAGATGGTGGGGGAGGCGACCGAGGCAGAGGCCGAGACGGAGGCAGAACCCGTGATCGAGCCAGCCGCAGCCGTGTAAGTCACGGTAAGGAGCGGCCGGTAGGCTTCGGTCGCATAGCCCGCCCCGCGAATGCCGTTGACCGCGAATGTTCCCTTGAATAGCACGGACAGGAAGTTGGTTGGCGTCGTGTCACCCGCAACCACGTCCTGAACGAGCGACGTGATGGTGTATGTTTCATAACTCGCATTGTAGTTGTTCTCAGAGTCCTCGGGCGTTGCCTCGAACTGTCCTCCCGCTGTCGTCCAGGCTGTGCCCGTGACGCGGTTGTTCCACGTCACTTGAGAGGCAATCCACGTCTCCGTGACCTCGTGGATGGTGATGACCCCGTTGGCGGAAGCGCTCGTCCTTATCCTCAGCGTTGCGGAGGATACCGTCGCTCCCTCAAGGGACGATAGGTCAAACTGAATAATTGGGCGGCGAGTGTTGGAAGTGGACCCCGATTCCTTCATCGAGAGCGTCGTGTCCGCGTCGTGGTTGGTCGTCTTATTATCTTGATCCAGCCAACTATCGGTGCAGCCGGTATAGCTGTCGACGTTTTGCTGGAATGTTGCGACTGCCATCTGCCAATTCCTTCTTACGCAGCGGCCAACGTGACGGTGTAGCCCACCTTGAGCGTGTCGCCATCGACGGCCGCACGGTCGCCTTCGGTGAACAGGGCAGTGCAGAACAACGTTTCAGTGGAGCCGCTGATCGTGCTTTCGTCAACCAGGAAGGCGCCCTTGAACGTCTCCGTACCGCTGATCGTGAACTCGGCCTCGTTGCCTGTGTTGTTGATCGACTTGGACGCCGCCGCAGCTTCAGTGTAGACCTCGCGGGTAGCCTCGTCGTACTCGTCGCCTTCCTCCCATCCCGCGTGACTGGCCATCGTGTCGGCCGCAGCCAGAGCAGTGTAGTTGTCGTCCCTGATCAGGCCGATGTACCAGGTGGCGCTGGCGTCGTCGTGGAACGTGGAATCAAGCATCTTGTTCAGCCCGACGTCCGTGGCCGCATTTTTGGCCGTGGCCTCCCAACGGAGCGACCCGTCGGGCTTGATGCACTGCACGGTGAAGACGCCTTGGGCGACAACCGAGATCCCGAGTGCCCCCGCAGCGGCGGCGACGAGAATGTTTCGCAGCTTCTTGCGGATGTCCTTGAACACATTAAACATAACCACTTCTCCTAGACGTACGTGTTGGGTCCGCCGGGCAAGGCGACGACCGTGATTCGCTCGAATCCCCAGGCCATATTGCCAAGCGCACCGGACAGTTTGAATGTCATAGCCCCGCCAGCGATGTACGGAGCCGAAACAGGACTGATACCAGCACTCCACGTCCCACTTGCCGAAGCAGCGGCCGTGAAAGTTTCCTCACCAGTTCGACCAACGATCAACTCCCAATCCACGTCCCCGCCCGCCTCAGCCAGCACGGCGACGATCTCATTGACGATGCCACGTTCCCTATCGCTGGCGCCAAGCCCGACAGGACCAAGCACGATATGGGAATCAAAGTCCTCACCATCATCGTTGAATGCACTAGGGTCGTAACGGCGAATGTAGCCGTCCCGCCCACCGAAGAGCGGAGTACTCTGGCTCGGGTCGGTGGCCTCGTACTCCAGCACTGCGGTAGGCTCGTGGTCCGCGTTGTAGATGTCAGGCCAGAAGGCCTTATACTGCCAATCGAAGAACCAATGGAGACGGCCACTAGATTCCTTGTCAGTCAACCAGATGTTGATACCGTTCTGCTTCACGTCCCAATTCATTGCGATGTCGGTTACAGCAGGGTCCACGTTCCGCAGTTCCGTGGGAAGTGTGCCTTCCGACAATGAAACGGGCTTCGAGTTGGGGGACGGAACCAGGATGTTCAACCCGTCCAGCCCGAAGTAAACGATCTCTCCGCTTGGCGTCCGACACCAAGCGTTCCTGCTGATCGCTCCCGATCGCCTGCTGATGTTATCTATCTTCCCGCCGAACCCAGGATCACCACGGAGAATCCACGATTCGTCTTGGCACATGAAGATCAGGTAATCATCGACGTGGGGGATAAGGGCAACCAAGTCGTGTCCGATCTGCATCGCAGCCGCAACCTCGTGGGAGACAGCAGCCTGCACGTCCGTCTGCCCAAAGTCCCAATCGTTCCCGTCCCCTTGCCTCGACATGAACCAGCGATTTCCACCGGCAATGACGATCCTGCCCATGTAGGCGCAGATCAACGTGCAATCAGAAGGCACTTGCCCCTCAGTTGCCTCCCACACAGTAAGCGTGTCGGTGTAGGGGTCGTAGACCTTCGATGCTTTCACCACACGGAAGGTACACGTTCCACTCCCGCCGTCCGAGGCCAACGTCGCCGCCCCCTCTGCAAGAGACGAGATCAGATACGTGCCTGCCGTCGCCCCGCCTTCGACACTGGAAAACACGATCACATCGCTATCCGTGTCGATCCCGAGAGCCGTCCAATCACTGACAGACGCAGATGTCAGGTCCGTCCCATCAACCACGCCGTCAGTCTCTTCGGCCATCGGCTGGCCATAATCCGCAATGTAGATCTTTCCATTGTACTCAGCGGACGCCAGATGGTGATCGCTCGACACCAACACATCGCTTGTAACAATTTCGAACTCGTCGGCGTAGTTTGTCCTGTAGACGATCCCGTCCGCACTCGCAACGAGGATGCTCCTGTGTACTTCTGGCATGTCCGAGAAGTAACGAACTTCAAAGCTGTCCAGGAGGACGGGGAAATCGCCCGCCTCGATGCCGAACCCTACACGACTGCCCGTGGGGGCTCCAACAGTGGCGGAATGAACTTCGACCCCATTCCAGTAGAGCGTAAGATCATTCCCGTCCACGGTGACAGTGAAGACCCCACCCGACGACGCCTGAACCAGCGTGTCGCTCGTGGTGGACCCTGCAATCACGCTGAACGTGAACGTGGTAGTGAGAGGTTCGTAGGTCAACTCGACCGTCACGCCGCCGACTTCGACGTTGGGCGTTGTGTTGTCCATTCTGAGGTAGATATGAAACTTCGCACTGTCGATGGGATGCTCTGGAATGCCCAAGCTTATCCTGTAGGCTCCCGACACATCGAGGCCTGGGATCGCGTCTCTGACCGCGGCCTTGAGGCCAGATTCCCATTCCGCATCGAGGACACCCGAAAGCGGAACGATTCTCGGGTAGTCGTCGCTGTCGACCATCCACGCCGCAAGCGACCATGCGGACGAAAGGGCAGTGCCCTTGAAATCGTCTCGCACAATCTGATAGCCGTCCCCGCTCAGATGCCACAGTTGGTTGAGCATCCTGACGGGCAGTCCGTTGCCAAGCTCTTGGTTGTAGGCTCTCAAGAGCCCCTGCCGTCGCCCACCACGAGCCCGCCGTTGCAACGGATCAATGGTGCGCACGTTGAGAGCATCGGGAGTAGTATAGGGGGGCTGCTGCCGATGGGCTACGCCACGGTGCAACCCCCCAGTGGGCCAGTAGATGTTCAGACCTGGCGTCTTCGCCATCGATCAGTCCCTCTATGCGTAGTCGCGACTGATAGCCTGGCCGCGAACGGTCAGTGTCTTTGCCTCGGCGGCGCCATCGGCTTTGACGGCGATGTAGGGGATGAAGCTCTTGGCCGTGGTAAGAGCGGCGCCAGTGGCAACCAACACGCCGTTGATGTAGAACTTGGGGACGAGCGACGTGATGACAATCTTCAAGTGGTAGACCGTGCTAACCGCCACCGTGACACCGGAAGCGTGCGCAACGTCCGTGTTGCTCGAACTGGCGATGGCCTGCCACGCCCCACTGCCGACGCCGTTTTCATAACGGAAGTACGCCTGGTCGGCGTCCGTAATCATGACATCGGTATTGGTGAGCTTCAGGCCAGCCCAGATGATGCTGTTCGTGATGGCTGCGCCCGTTCGGAGGGTGCATTCCCAGGCAGTGTTGTTCTCACTGCCCCAGGTTGTACCACTCCACGGCGAAAGATCGGTGTCCAGGTGCGGCAGCAGAATGATGCCGTCGCCGTCCTGTCCATCCGTGGTGAGTAGAATCCCTCCGTCTGCGTCGAAGGTCACATCATCCGACGAGCCGCCCGTTCCGAGAACTTCGAAGTCCTTGTTTGTCGAGATCATCAGGGCGATCTCGGCCTTCGTGGCACCGTCGTTGCTGTCGTCGGCGCTCGCGGGAGCCACGTCGGCATTGACGCCTGGCAACAGTTCGGCAGAGGCGTTGTAGATAAGTTCCACCCTGGACGACAACTTGTTGATGCCGTCAATGGTCTCGCTGGCGAACGTGGGAACTCCAGTGAACGTGTTGGCACCCGAGAATGTGTTGGCGCCCGAGAACGTGTTGGCACCTGAGAACGTGCTGGAGCCCTCGGACGTGACGGCCGCATTGAAGTTGCTCGACGCCTTCGTGCCCTCGTTCACGTACCTCAGCGTAGTGCCCGACCCGTCCGTGTGGTAGAAGTCGGCACCGGGGGCATAGCCGACTGTTGCGTCGGCAGGCATGGTTGTGCCCCAGCCGATCAACCAACCTTCGGGCGTCTGAAACGCCTTCCCCGACGAGGGGAGGGGCGCCGTTTCCAGGAAATCGTCAAACTGATGTTTGGCCATCTGGCCAACTCCTTATTCCGGTGGCGTTATGCCAGTGTAGGTGACGAGGCTCGTTCGGTTGAACTGAACCGTCCCCCCCGCTTGTGAGACTGTTCGGCCGAGGTGTTTCTTGTTCATCTTGCGATCGGTGTCCACACTGGAAACCAGGCACTCGATCGCATCTTGGTGCATCGACCCCTTCACCCGCATCCTGCCAAGCTCCGCAGCCGCCAGGATAAACGCCTGGACAGTCTCTCCGTGCCTGTAGCCACCAACGGGATAAGGTTTCGACGTGGAAAGGGGTGTGGACGCGGCGTTGTAGCGATAATCCACCACATCGGCCGCACTTGGCGTGGGATAGAATCTGTACTCGTATCGCTGGCCTGTTGTCCCGTCATTGGACTTCGGGATGATAGCGACCCAGTACGGCTTGGCAGACATAGCCGCTCGAACGCGATGGTCGCGGATACGCCCTTCGGAGACGACTTTGATGGGATTCCTGTTCACACCTGTCGTTTGGTGTGTCATGTCCCCAATCAATCCGCCGAAGCCGTCAGGGGCATCGTAGTCGCCCGTGCCGATCACAAAGGTAAGTGTCGTCTCGGGAGACAAAAAGTTCCATTCGTGCTTCGTTGCCTCACCTGGCACTCGCGGGCAATTGAGGAAGCGGTTGTAGCCGCTCTTGATGTACCGCTCAATTTCGGCCAATTGCTTAGTCGAGAGATTGTCGGGGTCATAGCCCAAGAAGTGGGCACAGGCCGTCTTGAAATCAGCATATCCGAGAGACAGTCCAGATTCGGCCATTGCATTGCTCTCTGGAAGCAGGGTGCGGGGGCCAGCCACGAGGCCAGCCCCCTAACCCTGAATGGTCATCCCATCGTGGGTGTAGCGGCGATCAGGCACGCCCACTGGGTGCCGTACCACACGAGGACCGCGATATCTGTGTCGGCATCGAACTCCAGCGTGTTGAGGTCCGTGGCTCCGTCCGGCTGGATGCCGGTCGTCACCGTCACGAGATAGTCCTGCGTGGCGAGGGCGCCATGCTGCCAGAAGCCCTTCCGCTGACCGATCTCCGTGCCGTTGCCGAGGGTGGCCGTGGAATCACCGTTGGTGAGTGTCACAGCGCCGAAGATGTGGGAGAAGCCCCACTCGTTGCAGTCGGCCGCAGCATTGTCCACGGGGGAGATCCAATGCTGCAAGCCGCTTTCCTCGCCGTCCTGGAGGTAGACCAGGACAGTCGGGTTGCCGCTAATGCAGTAGTAGTTGCACTGCATCGTGCCGCCATCGGAGACGGACGTAGCGAGGACGAGAACCGTCTCGCTGGTGATACTGGCGACGGTGGTGGCCTGCGGCGTGAGGACGTTGGTGCCGTCGCTCTCGCCTGCGGGGATGATGACCTTGTCCCCGATCGCCACGCCATCCGTAACGAACGTCGCACCCCCATCCGTGAGGATCAGGCCCGTCGTATCGAGGGCTGCAGTACCGACGATGTCGCCACCCAAAAGGGAGGCCTTCGTCTGCAAAGCAATGGCACTGCCTCGCCCGGGGAAGCCAGGCTGGGTGAAACGACCAGCATCGACATTGCTGCACGAACAGGTCAACGCCGTGGAGTTGACCACGGTGTCGACACCGACCGCGACTTCCGCCACACCGCCGGGAAGCAGGATATCGACGCGCTGTCCGCCCACACGGGCCGGATAGCTCTTCTGCGTCACGCCAGCGAACCGCATGCAGTTGGCCGTGGTCGGAAGTTCGAGATTCGTGCGACGATGCTCGTCCTTCTCCGTGGCCGTGCCGTAGTCGGCGTTGTAGCAGAGCCCGATTCCCTTTTCGAGAGCAACGTCGCCCTCGAACCACATGGACGCAGGCACGCGATCTGCAATGCCGTTGAGCGCTACAATCTTTCTCATAGCTCAGATCCTTCCTTGTTTGTGACGGGGATCAGCCGTCGAACGTTGCGAAGGCCGCGGCGGTCATGCAGCCGATGCTCTGGAGTCGACGGTTCTTGCACGTCGGCTGCCAGGTGCCGTCCATGTGCTGTGCGACGGTGGTATGCTGGCCCGCCACCTTCTCGGGCTTCGAGCGAACCATCTGTTCGCCCTTGAGGTACGTCACGCCGAACGAGTTCCAGTTGATCGAGATGATCGGGTGGTTGGCGTGTGTGTTGCCCTCGAGCTGCGGAACGCTCTCGATGGCTCGGCCGCGGAAGAGGACTTTGCCGTCCTTGCTGGCCACGTCGTTCCCGAGGGAATCGTTCTGGTCCTCAAGGATCGTCTCCATCGCGGAGACGACGGGGTACGTGGAGTAGTGCCCGAGGTCGTCGGAACGCTCCTGGCCGGGGTGAGGGGTGGGCGGGGTGAAGTCCGTCATCTCAGACGACCGCCGCATCTTCTTGATCAGGTCGGCCTTGCTGATCGCCGCGTAGGTGAACGTGTAGTTCTTGTAGTTGGCGTAGCTCGTGGGGTCCAGGCCGGCCACGTCGGTAAAGCCCGAGGGCAGTCCGCCGTTGAAGCCTTCCGTTGCGTTGGGGACGATGTAGTAGAACACCCCGTAAGGTGTCACCTTATCGTCGCTGCTGTCGGGCTTGGACCAGAACGTCTCCTCCTGGAGTACGAAGAAATCGCCCCGCATGTCGATCTGACGCTCCTTGACAAGGTTGTAGTACGCCGTCGCTCCTCGCACCATGTTGAACTCACGCCGTTCCCAGGCGCAGTTCGCCGTGGAGTGACGCCACGGAACCCACGCGTCCTCCATGTGGTTGACGATGTTCACGCTGTCCTGCTGAAAGAGTTCGGTGTGCCGAGCGCTTCCGCCACGGGCGACCTTCACCTTCCAGCCCACACCCCGACCGCCCTTGACCTTCACCTTGCCCTTCTTGAGCAGGCGAGGCACGGCGACGAGCTTCCGGTCAGTGTAGGAGATGTCCTTCCACGCAAACCTGTCGATCTTTCTGTCAACCGCCTGTACCAGGTCGGCCATTTGTTCGGTATCCATCGTTCAATAGCCTTTCCGCCGTTGCCGCCGGCTACTCGCCGTCATACTCGATCTCGTCGTCCTCAGCATCGAGATTGTGTTTCTTGATGACACCCGCCGCAGCAGCGATCCCTGCCTTCCTTCCCGTGGGGGCTTCGGCACTGCCTTTGCCCGTGGGACGGGAGGCGTTGCGACCGCGCTTGGTGAGTGCCTTCTTGAGCTTGCCGGTGGCGTTGGCTGTGAATTTGTCCTTGTAGATGGCGCTCATTGCTTCATCGATGGCTTTGGAGATGGAGATGGGATTGCTGCGAGCCGCGTGTCCCTCGTAGATGATCTCGGCCTTTTCCAGCACCGCCAGCCTTGCGGCATACTGATCACTCTTCGGGTCCAACCCGCTTTCGGGGCCGGTGCCGAGTTCGTCTGCGAAGTCCTCGCCGTAACTGTCGAACTTCGATTCAACCAACTCGGAAAGCACGGCGCCTTGTGCGTCCTGCTCGGGAGCCTTGTCCTCGCCCTTCTTGAGGGTGTGGTTCTCCGTTGTCAGGGCATTGACCTTGTTCACGAGCCCTTCGAGCGTCCCTTTCAGGTCGTCGTCGTACTCGTTCAGGTCGGGCATCTCCAGGAGTTCGGGGCCGTCGTCCTCTTCGGACTTCTTCCCGCCCTCGTCGTCCTTGCCACCCTCAGCCTCGTTGTCCTTGCCCTTCACGCCATTCGCCATGAGCTTGAGAACCACGCTGCCGAGCTTGGGGCCTAGTACCTTGCAGTCGTCAGGATCGAGGCCGAGCTTGCCCGCCTGCTCTACCAGAGCCGCATCCAATCCCGAATCCTCTTCCTTCTTGTCCTGCGCTTCGTCCTTCTCATCTCCCCCATCGTCGTCACGGGAATCGTCGTCGTCCGTGTCGTCGTCCTTCTCTTTCGTGTCAGGATCGTCGTCCTTGTCGTCCTTGTCGTCGCCGTCGTCCTTGAGCTTGTCCATAGCCTCGCGGTAATCCGCTTCGCTATCGTCGTCGTCTTCTTCAACGAACTGCTCTTCGGTTTCGTCGGCGGAATTGGACTCTTCCTCTTCCACGATTTCGTTTTTCACTTTCTCGTCTTTTGCCACGATGGTTCTCCTTGACGGTGCGGTTTAGTAGTAATCGTTCCTGCTGTAGAAACCACAAAGTTTGATGTGTTGGCGCTTGTGCTTGGCACTCGTCCAAATCGGTCGGCCGTGGTGGTCGTACTTCGTGGGGACGCCCTGTATCTTGCATCCCTCTTCGGCCATTGCGACCTGGCTCGGGTGGACGGCCGCTGCCTCAGAATGCAACCCGCCTTCCCAGGGGTTGCACTTCGACCGACTGCGGCCACAGTGTTCAGCGGCGATGTTCCGCCTTGCCCACGTCCCGAGGATTTTGACACGTCGCGGCACACTTCCCATCGGGAAGCTCCGTTCGATGATCTTTCCGTCAGGCGTCTCGAAACAATACAAAGGCACGGTGCAGATCTCCTTCCTACGTGGTGGTCAGCGTCACGGGGTCGATGTGGATGGAGCCGAGGACCATCGCGGCCAAAGCATCGTCTTGGGCATCGAAGGCCACGCCAGCCGCCACATACGCAACGGACTTCGGATTCCATCCACCCGCGGCAGCACAATAAGCCGTGGCGAGAGGAACTTGACAGAGGCTGATAACCCCCGCGGTCAGACCAGTGTTGATCACTCGCCATTCGAGGTAGCGGGTCGCACTCGTCCCGATGCGAACGAACGTGTAGGCGATTTCCGTCAGGGCACTCGCCCAGATCGTCCAGCGAACCTTGTACCACGGGGCGATCTCGCCAATGAGATTGTGGACAACGGCCCGCGAAACGCCCGCGAAGACCGTACCATCGGTGCCGTCTGCCTTGTCGAATTGAAGGCCCCACTTGTCGATCGAGTTGTCCTGCACGTTCCTGAGATTGGTCGTGTCGTTACCGAGTACAGTCCACTCACGTTCGGCGTTGAATGCGGGGGCGATGATCACGGTTGTTACTCCTTCTTTGCGATGCACGGCCTGGAAAGCAACTTATCTTTCAAGCCAATGAGAAGCTGTTGGTTCGTGTCGATACTTTGGTGCAACGACTCGGTTGCGGCCGTCGATGCCGCGATGACATCGGAGTTCTTGTCCAGGGCAATCAGGAGCTTCCTGACAAGCCACACGATGAAGACGAACTGGATCAGACAGAAGCCAGCGAAGCCCCACTGCATTCCAGGGGACATTAGCTCGGCGCCCTTCGAGACGGCTCTGACTGCTGTCATTGTCGATTCCACGCTGGCTCCCTATCCGTGTGTGCTGAGTGCAGCCATGTCACTGTTCTGGACGCCCGCACCAAGCAAGGTCTGAGCCAAAGCTGCATCCCTGCCTGTCTTCGTACCCGCGGGCCGATTGATGCGAGTGTTCGTTGATGTCGTGTGGGCCGGCCGTGGAGGTGCGGAAGGACCAGCCTGAGTTGCCTGGGGACTGACCCCGCCGAACGAAACAAAGTCGTTCAGTTCGTCCAGGTCGCTGAGTTTGGCGATGGTGTCGATCACTTGCTGCACATTGATCATCCCGCCCTGGGCTTCGATCATCGGCCCCATTGGGATGATAGTTTCGTTGAGGACCATCCGGATCGCTTCCAGCTTGTCGCTCGGCGTCATGGCAGTTAGTGAATAAGGGACGACATCAAAGTTGTAATCCCAGTACTCACCAGTGAGCATGTCGGCCGTGAGGCGTAGCGGGATCTCTTCCTGTGTGCCAGGGATCTTGTGTACCAGCACTTCGTCAAGAGTAGGATCGTTCCAAATCTCCCACGCAACGGCCTCGATGATTTTCGTAACAACATCGATCACGCGGTCCTGCAACTGCTTCGTCTGCACAGACGCAGCACTTGTCAGGAGCCTGTCTTGACCGAGCGTCTCGGACTGGGGCCCTAGCCCGCCCATCGCTTCGAGATTGCCCGACAGCCACGAGTAGAGCGACTGAATCATCGTGGTGAAGGCCAAGACGACCTGATCGGGTCCGCCCGTGGTAATGACGTTGATCCCGCCCGGATCGTCGGTCTGCACCCACTCCCCGTCCTGGGCCGACCTGACTTCCTCAGCGTCGTCCGCGGCAGACGGCCGATAGGTTGGGTTCGTCTTCTGATCTTCGGTCTGCCTCGCCAACTTCCTGAACAGGCTGTTCTCGAGGTCGTGGAGAGGCGACATGGTCATGACGGGCGTCAGGGGGAGCATCTGATCGGGCACGTCCCCAAATCGAAGGAGGGGAATCGGACCCTGAGGGTGTCCGTCCCATTCCCACCCCGCCCACAGCTTGCATTCGCCCTCTACGGGCAGGCAGACGATCTCGTTGGTAGCGGGGAGGTAAAGCTCCCAATACTCGGCGTGTGCCTCAATCTCGTCCTCTTCCTGCTTGGTGAGGCGAGAGACGTTGCCAGCCTCTTCGGAGCCAGATTGTGTCGTGTCCTTCGGAGCGTCAGGCTCGATGGGGCCGACGTTGACAAAGGCGGGGTCAGACAGAAGGTCAGAGACGCGGCGCCGCACCTTGTGGCCGATGAAGGCCAGATCATCCAAGTCCCACGTCTTCGACGCCATACTCCACACGAGGTCGTCAAAGCTGATCGTGTCGCAGAAGACCTTGCCGATGGGGAACGTCTCCCCAAGGAACTCGACGCTACCCTCGTAGGCTCGACCGACCTTGAACGCGCCTATCGTGAAGAACGCATCGAAAATGCCGCGGTGAAGCGTGTCTTTGAGCTTCATCGACTTGAGCCGCTTGCTGACCGTCTTCCCCATGAGGAACGCAATCGGCCTGTGTTCCAGGTGATCGGTATCGGCGTAGCATTGGGGTGTACTGGAAACCAGGTGGCGGGAAAGCACGGAGATGAGAAGCTCGATCAAATTGACATAGACCTCGTAATCCGAGCCATTCTCAGTGTAGCGGGCGCCCACATACTGCTTGATCGCTTCGAGACGCATTTGCCGAGGCGTGTCCAGCGTCTCATAGGATCGTTCCACGGCCGTGCGGAGCCGGTCAAGACATTCGAGATCGTTGGAATCGAAGCCGACCCGGTTCGTGTCCTGTTGTCGATCGTCTTTGGTGGGATCACTCAAAACCGTGCCCCTGAACCAGAAGTCCGCAAACGTCGCCGTGCATCCCGACGTGCAGCAAAGCTGTTCACTGGAATGAGTTTCGTTCTCACCACGGGGGCGGACCCGATCTCGTCCAGGCTGAGAGAACACAACGAACCCGCAATCACGCGGTCGCCGTGGTTTTTCTTGGCGCCGGACGGATCAAGCTCGGATTGCGAACCCGCGTGTCCCACGAGGCCGTTGGAAAGGTAGACATACTCGCCGCACTCGCGGATGCACTCTCGGCTATGGACGATGAACGTATCGTCCCCAATGGCTTGACGGAAATCGGACAGGAGTTGCAGCTTCCCATCGCCGCCCGTAAACCAACCGGGCGTAGTCGTTCGCTTCTTCTTCGCCCCACTGCCCACATAACGATAGTAGACCCGTCTGTAGCCCAACCGATTCACCGTCTTACCGAAGATCAGGCCGACACCGTTGTCTTCCCACGTCATGTACGCCCTGCCATTGATGCCGTTGAACCAAAGTCCCAGGGCAACGGCGTAGTGGGCAAGCTCGTGGGGAAGGACGTTGATGGTGGCGATCTCGGCCACTTGCTCCCGCGTCTTCCCGTCCCCCACGCTGATCACACTGTTGCTGGCACTCGTCCCTGCCGACACATCGATGCCAAGGCCATAGTCCCTATCGTGCAAGGGCTCGAGCTTGCCATCCAAATGCGTCCACAGCAACACTCGCCCCTCGGGATCGTCACGCCACCCCTTCAGCAGGATCTCAATCCGCTTCTGCTTACGCTTCCGACCGTCAGAAGGATCTTCATTCTCTACGTGGTCGTCATGCTCCACGTAGTCGAACATCAGTTCGCCACGTCGATACGGAGGCCTTACGTGGGACTTGCCGTTGACGAGGATGTCTTCGTCAAAGAAGCCCGAGCCAGCGGCATGGTCGTCCATGTCAATGTCTTGGGCGACTTCCAGCTTGCTCACTCGGCGCCGCAGTTCCTTGTCATACCACGGCGATCGGATCTTCCCGTCGAGGACAAACGGATAGGCCTCGGGGAAGTTGTACTCGGTGTCGACAATCTCAAGGATCTCGCCCTCGGACTTGTAGAGCCCCTTCGCCTTCTCGGGATGGATCGTCCAGTGGAGATAGCTCTTGTGGATGATCGCCTCGTCTTCCACCTTCTTGAAAGCCGTCCCCATCCCCTTCGACGTGGAGTAGAAGCCGCGGGAGTCCGTAGCATCGGCCGTCCCCGACAGGATCGCTTCCCCATCTCGCACAGCCGCAAACTCGTCAAGTCTAATCGCCGTCCGTCTGTCACCACGAGCGAAGTCCGCATTACAACTCTCGCCATCGATGCCGCTGTCCGTCTCCTGGTTGAAGAGATGCAGGAGCTTGTCGTCTTCCCTGGCTATCCGCGGGCCAATGAAGCCCGGCAGATGCTTGAAGATGAACCGGGCCTTCCAGAACAGCGTCTTCGGATCCCCCCGCTTGTCCACGAACTCTTCCTTGCGGGATCCCCACAAGAAGGACACGTTGTCGCGGAACGTGAACATCCAGGAATCCCCGATGATGAAACACCAGCTTGCACCCATGTCGCGGGATTTCTTGTCCAGCACATCCGAAGGCTCGTCATTTGAAACGATGCCAGTGCAGGCGATGTTGTCGCAGATCAAGATTTCCTGGAACGGGTAGCAGATGAAGGGCAGGACGCGATGCTTAGATCGCGGATTGTAGGTCCAAACGAACGTATTGACCCAGAACAGGGGGTCACGGGAACACATGTTCCACAACGCCTGTGCATGGGCAGGGCTATCGAGCCCGAGTTGGATCGCCCGCTTCCGCCATCGCAGATTCGCCGCCAGCGTCTTCGGCACCAACCGGTTGTAGGGCATCCGTGTCGGCCGAAATGTCTTGCTGTAGGGACGCAATGAGGGAAAGGACGTCAGAGCCGTCGTCACGTCGCTTTTCCAATTCGTTGAGTTCGGATTTCGTGGGGAGTAGCTTGGTGTAGAACTTGCTGAAAAACTCCTTGAGCGTGTCGTTGTCGGTTCGTGCCCAAATGAGAAGCCCCCAGGCGCCACCACTCGGGGCATCTGGGGGAGATGTGTCGGTTGTGTAGAGATTCTCGAAGACCCACTCCACGACTTCGCGAACACTGACAGGGTCTTTGCCTGCCCATATCTCCCGAAGAGCAGAATCAGGAGGATTGTCAACACACAGACGGTCAATAACGTCCGCGGCTTGCTGAATAGCCTCGACTTCTTCCGCTTCCGCTTCTCCCTCGGCGGTACCTGCCGCGTCACCACTGTCGGCGTCTTCCCCCACAGGTCGAGCCTCTCCGGGCTCTTCCGCCGCGGCTGGGACCGTGGGGATGGAGGGCTCTGCGGCATAAACCTCGGGGAAGAGCCCCATCGCATCGTCGTTGCATTCAAGCACCGCACAGCCACGCTCCTTGGCAAGTCTCGCTCGGCCACTTATGAAGGCGTCCCACGTCCCCGCCTTCCGCATCCGCTTCCGAAACGCCGAAAATGTCTCTCTCGTCTCCTGATTGGGCACGGTGGACTACTCCTTGCGGATTCCACACACATTCAGCCTTGGCGTAGGTATGGGAACCATGTGGCTCCATGCCACCGTTGCTTCCCGCTCTTTGCGAGGAACGTGACGGCCAGTCCAGCCCTTCCCCTCCACAATCTCTACCTCGTGTGTCACCGTCACAGTATCGCCCGGCCGAAGCTGGCCAGCATCGGAGAGCTTGCGGATTTCGTCGGAGGCAGTAATCCTCATTCGGCTCTCCATCCAGCTTTCGTCCAGTTCCTGCCTCGAGGGGCAGAAGTCGGGATCCTCCTTCGGCCTCCACTCCCCGCACGAACAGGCGTCGGTGAACTTCACGCTCTTGCAAAGGAAGTAGTCTGCGCCGAAAAGCTCGGTGTCCTTCGACTGAACGAGACACCATCCGTCGCCGCCCCTAAACGAAACACCATCCGTCGCCGCCTTGGCCATACTCGGGTCGCAGTTCCCGCACGTTCCGCACATCTTGGGGACCGTGGGAGTGGCCGCCCCCATCGCCCTCGCCCCCACCACGAACGGAGCGACAATGGCCGCAGCCAGCGCTCCGAAGAATCCGCGTCTCTTCATCGTCTCGCCTCCTAGTGTGGCGATCAGGCAAGGTCAAGGGAGACGAAGCCCGACCTTGCCCTCACGCCGACCGCACCGCACTCGAAAAGAACTCCGCTCGTCTCCAACTGTGCGAAAACACACACTCCGTATCGAAACAATACACCCCATCCATGCCAATGTCAAGAATATTCTCATATATTTCTCGCCAATCGACACAATATGTGGGGGAGGGCAGAGAAGATATGGGGACATATGGGGCGTGAACAGGTCTGCTAGGGGAGTGTTCCCCGTGGAACAAGCACCGCAGGAGAAACACCGTCATATGACGGTCATATGACTGTCATACAGGGGCAAGCCATGCCCCATCTTAAAAATAGCAAATCGAGGAACGAGCTACGTGGTGGGGGGGGCGCGGCGACGCCCCCGGGGGTGTGGTTCGGCTTCTCACATCGGTCGGCCTCGCCCCCTCCTCTGCCTCGTTTCGTTGCACCCCTCGCTCGGTCGCTCCCTCGCCCTGCACCACGGCCTCCACCGCTCTGCCCCGCTCCCCATCGCCTACCACCACAACAGCGGCCAAACAGCACTGAAACAGCCTATCCACTACGCTACATCGCCCTCGATTGGTGGGGCGGTGGGAACACACAGCCCCATCGCCCGAGCTTCCCGTGTGAGGATGCTCCGCTGCGCTCCCCATCCTCACACGGTCGTCGGCCTCTCGGCCCGTGTGCTCCCGAGGTCGATGCCCAGGAGCACAACGTCTGATAATCTGTCTGGTCGTGCCATCCTCCACCATCGGTTATCAGTCAATGCAGCCTCGCCCCCTACGGTCGGATATTACCTTCGGCCATCGCCCTGCTCTGGTCCCTGCTGACCTGGCATGCTTCGACACCGTCGCTTGACGGTATCCCGTGCCGACGCTCCCTCGACCTGGCAAGCGGTCCCAGTTCCCCATCCACCGGTGCCCATCGGTGCCCACCGACGCCCTTGTTCCCCGCCTCTTATCCATCCTCTTGCCATCTAATTGCGCCAGAAACCGGATTATTGCTTGACATTGGGAGAAGTGTGGCGTATATTGATGGTAGCGGGGCAAGCGATGCCCCAGGCGACCGCGAAGCGGGGAGAAGGAGACGAGAACGATGGCGACCGTAACAGTGGAACACGGAGACGATGTCCAAGCCTTTGTGCTGGCGAGAGCCGGTATCTACGTGCACTTCGATGCCCTGGAAGACGAGCCGGGCGAGACACGACACGACATCATCATTGCTGGCCAGCACAGGCAGTTCCGCATCAGCCTCTCGGACGGCGAACTCGCCCGACTGGTCACAGGCGTGACTGACAATCTCAGGAAGGTGCAAGCCGAACAGCCTGTCTAGCATCGGCCCTGCCGCCTCTCCCCTCTTGCGAGGGCATCGGGAGGCGAGTGGGCCGCTGGTGTGGCGACCTGGACGCAGCGCGCTAGTACTAGGAGACGAAACGATGGGAACCGCGACGACCGCACCAACCGCTGATTCGTTCTGCCCCTGCATCCCTGTGGCAGACCGGTGTGCATCCTGTGCCATTGCTCCCCCCGGTCCTCACTGCAACATGCTGGCATTCATCGACGCCAACCTGCCGACCGTGCTGGACGTCGCGCCCGGTGCCAGGCTGGACGAGAACGTACCCGAGGCCACCGCACTGGACTACAGCGACCTTCCCCACAAGGGACTGACGCACCGCCTGTAGACGCCCTTGCCCCTCGACCTGTCTTCGAACAGCCCTGTCGAGGGAGTAGGGCGCCGACGTGGCGCGCTAGTAGCTAGTACTAGAGGACGGACGGAGACGAGACGATGGACGAGACACAAGGGCACGGAATGGACACACCTTGGGGGACAGCGCCCCAAGACTGGCCAATCGCCCCGAGCATCATCGGAGTATCAACCG